ACCGGCCAGACATTGTGAAACGTTTCTTCGGCGCGGGGCGTGACGATATAGCTGAAGCACTTGGCCCTGTGCGTCTGCCGGCGCTAAAAGGCGTTGCCGTAGACCTTGGTGTAGACAAACGCATCAAAGATTTTATAACCCCTGGCGCGGGGGCCCGCGCTAGCGAATTAATGCGTTCGCCAACCAACGTCATTGCCGAAGCATCGCGGTCTCTGCCGTTTAACGTAGGATACCCCATTTCTGCAGCGTCCGACATTTTTGAAAATAGAGTTGTTGCGCCCCGAGTTACTAAAGCATTGGAGCGCGGGTTTGCGTCGCCACAGGGCGCCAACGCGCTATTGGCTTTCAAGTCCGCCGGCGAACGCGGCATCAACTTGCTTGATAGTCTGTCGCCCGATACGCTCCGAGCATTGCAACAGTTCGGTATCCAAATCGGACGAGAGCCGCCAACTAACGCCATGAACCGCTAACTGGGGGATCCCAGATGAAGGGGGGGGGTGGTTTGCGTGGGTAAGAAGAAGGGCGGAGGAAAGAAGTGCTGATTAATCAACACAGGAGAGTGAAATGGCTATGAAGAAAACTTCGGCAGGGGATAGGGCGATGGCTTCAGCTCGGGGGAAAAGACTTGCAAAGGATACGGCTACCTATTCTGGGGTCGTGGCGGGAAACAAGGCTGCTGACCGCATTCAGAAGCCCGCCAAACCCATGAATCAAGTGTCCAAATACTACGCGCCAGACACAACGACCAAAAAAACTCTGGGCGGTTCTCCAAACCCCGGGCAGGCCAAAAAGTATTATGTGCCGAACTTCGCATATGATCAGGCCAAGAAAAGCGCGGGCATGGCGGCTAAAAAGAAGAAGTAAATGGACATCCAGGCGATAGCCAAGGACTACGGTATCCCGGCCAGCGCGTCCAGTCATCGGTAGCGGAAGGACTGGGTATCCGCATTGGCGGGGGTGGTGAATATAGGCACCCTGCGTTTGTCCACACTGGTGCGGGCGCGCACTAGAAGCACGAACTCCTCGGTCTTACCGACGCGCCGCTAGGCCATGTCGATCATGCCAGCATCCCACTGGTCCCGCGCTTCTCGGATATTCATCGGTCCTGTGCGCTCAGCCTCCCAGCGACCGGATGTGTCGCGGGCGGCGATAACCACCCAACCATCTTCAGGCGTCATGGGAAGTTACCTCCTACAGGGTTGGGCGCGCCCGCGGGCGCAGCAGTGCCGACAGTCGAGCCGGGAGGCACAGCCTGCCCGGTCCACGGCGACTCGTTCAGGGGGCCGTAACAGTCGGCAAGCTGCACGCCATTAACCGTGCGCGCCCGCTTGACGCAGGGAAAGCTCCACATATTGGACATCCCACCCCCAGGCTTGCTGGTCGTGACAAAGGCCCGATCTACCGGCGCGGCGGGCACCCAGTCGGGCGGCTGCGGGTAAGTGGCTGGCGTCCCAAACAGCGACCAGACCCGGCCCGGCCCCGGCGGCGTGCAGGAGCCTGTCAGGTTCACGTCTGCGATTGCCGCGCCGGTGATCACCGGGCAGACCGAGACGCCCAGAGCGAACACCCTGCCGCCCACCGTGATTGTCTTACCCGGCAGCGGGACGGTCGCGCTGGAGGCGCACAGGGCGTACTCGCCGTGGCAGATAGCCAGCGCCGGGCTGGCGATAGCCGGCGCCGAGGTTAACGCAGCCGCAAGGGCTGCAAGCGTTAGATACTTCATGCTTCCTCTCCTCCGCGATACATCCCGGCATCAAGCCAGTTTGCTAGGTTGTAGCCACGCAATCGAGACTACCCCGCCAGCGTTTCAGATACCAGATAACCTTATCAATCTCTTGCGCCGTGGCGTCCTTGTGCCCAACGCGGCTGAGGTACTTCAGCGCGTTGCCGCGGCAGTAGCCCGCAAACTCCTCGTGCGTCAACTTCGCCTGGATGTAGTCAATCGTCTCAATGCCGCCGACCTTGTAGTGGTCGGGGTCGATTGCGTCGGTCATCCGCGAAGCCTAGCCATTAGTTCGGCGCGCTCCCGCGCGGCTCGCAGCCTCGTGAACCGTTGATGCAGACGCTTGACGATGGACAAGCGGCGCTGGTTAGCCATCTCCCATTCCAGCAGCCGCTTTACCTCCGGCTCGTCCATAGGACCCATCGCCGCCGCCAGTGAACGCCAGTGAACCTCAGTCATTTTTTAACTCCTCCATAGCTATGTCAGACACTGCACGCTTATCGTGCAGCGACGCCCAGATGCGCTCATCAATCGTTTTCTCGGTTAGCATGACGTAGACCCAGACCGCGTGAGGTTGCCCGCTGCGATGCAGCCGCCCAACTGTCTGCTCGTACAACTCCAGCGACCACGGCAGCGACACGAACACTATGTGACAGCCGCCGTGCTGAAGGTTCAACCCGTGGCCGGCAGACTTGGGGTGGACCAACAGCAACTCGATCTTGCCCGCGTTCCATCGTTCAATGGCGCGGTCATCGTCGATGGTCTGCGCCTGCGGGTAGCGGCGCTGGAGTTCGGCTAACTCCTCTCTGTAGTTGTACACCACCAGCGTGTTAGCGCGTTGGTTCTCGGCCAGCAATTCGTCCAGCCGGTCAAACTTGTGGCTGCTGAACCAGATCGAAGCGTCGCCGGCCTCGCGGTTGTAGATGAACCCTGACGCCATCTGTTGCAGCTTGGTCGTCACCGACGCGGCGTTCTGGGCAATGACGCGGTCGTCGCCGAACTTGACCACATAATCGCGTTTCATCTTTTCATATGGTCCGCGGTCTGCAAAGGAAACGCGGACTTCGTTTACGTGACACGGCGGCAGCGTGTCGCTGTACTCGCCAGGCTCCAGCACGAAGGTTGCGGGTTTGATGCGCTCCATGACCTGTTCCAGACCGCCTGCGCGGGGTTCCCACTGGCCGAAGTCGCGGTTGATGCAGACGAAGTACTGCTGGAGGAACGCGCCCTTGGCGCGGCCCAGCAGCGACTGGCTGATGATCTTGCACTGGCCGAACACATCCTCCAAGCCGTTCGACGTGAACGACCCGGTCAGTCCCCAGCGCACCCTGATCGGCTCCAGCAGCTTCTCCAGCGCCTTGAAGCGTTTGCCGGACGGGTTCTTCAGCCGCGTCAACTCGTCGAACACGATGCCGTCAAAGCCCGACAGGCTGTCTAGCTTGTCGAGGTTGTCGTAATTGATGACGACCACAGGCGCGCCGCTGTCAAACGCTGCTTGACGCTGCGCCGGAGTGCCGACTGCCAGCGCCGGCGCAATGCCAGACCACAGCGGTGCCTCGACCGGCCACACGTCTGTGCAGACCCGCTTGGGCGCGAGGATCAGCCAGCGCCGGGCGTAGCCGTCCAGCACCGCCGCCGCCAGCGCGGTCCGCGGGATGGCGGTCTTGCCCGCGCCGACCGGCGCAAGGATCATGGCGCGGTCGCGTTCGTACAGGAAGTCGGCGGCGTCATCCTGGTAAGGGCGCAGTCTCATGGCGCGCAGTCCATCACTGCCCCGACAAACTGCGTTGCCGTTTCAGCATCTAAGCCGTTGCCGTAGGCGCGCAGTCGTCCCACGCGGCTGGCAGCCGCATCAACCAGCGGGAATGTGCCGGGTTCAACCGGCCTCCACTTGTCATCCCGGCAGTAGAGCCAGTCAGCAGCGTTCCGGCCCAGCATAGGCGCATGGGGCCTGTCGTGGCCATTTCCGCCAGCCCCCGCACAATCCCGCCCATCAGCGGTTCGCCCTTCCGGTCGCCGCTCCTGCTGGACTGCCCGCCCGTCATGGTGTTCGGCGTCGGCCAGCCCGCTAACACTGCTCCGTGGTTCAGCGTAATATTCTTCGTTGCAAAGTCTTGAGATGGTTGGCGAACGCTGTCGTTGGTGGTCGGCGTCGGCCAGCCCGCCAGTTCCACCGCGTTCGGCAGTTCCGACACTTTGTGCGCTGCTTTGCCCGCCCGTCCTCTGGCGTCCGCTGCCAACGGCGTCGGCCACCCCCGTAAAATAAAGTCGCTGCCGGATGTGCGCGCCGCCGAACCCCGCAGCGCACAAATCTGCCGCCCCAAAGGCGTAGCCCGCGTCTTCCATGTCAGTTGATACAAGATCGAGCCAATCGAGCGCGCTTGCAACCTGTTCGCCAAGGACGATTGCAGGGCGGCACTGGCGGATGAGATTAAACTAGGTGGGCCAGAGATGACGCTCGTCAGCGAAGCCTTCTTGCTTGCCTGCGGCGCTGAACGGCTGGCAAGGGCAACTTCCCGTCCAGACGGGCCGGTCGTCGGCCCATCCGGCTCGGCGCAGGGCGTGGCCCCATACGCCGATCCCCGCGAAGAAATGACACTGGTCGAAACCAAGAAGGTCATTAGGTTGAATTTCTGTGATACTGCGCTCATCAACTTCACCTTTCGCCAAGTGTCCTGCCGCGATCAGGTTCCTAAGCCATTGCGCGGCGTATGGGTCTATCTCATTGTAGTATACTGTCATTTTATCCTCTCCGCCCACGAATCCACACCTTCCTTCGACCACAGCACGGCGTAGTGCTGGCGCGCTGTCTCCATCTGTTCGGCAAATACCTCTTGCAGTGGCGACAACCGCCCGCCGGGCTTCTTCAGTTCCACGAA